TGACGACTCGGCTCGTCACCGATCCGACGATCCACTTTACGGCGAACATGGGATTGACCGCGGTGGCAACCGCCCCACCCACGTTGATGACGGTCTGACGGCCCGGGGCGTAGTTCATTGCGCGCGCGCCCCATGTCCGGGCGGCCAGCGGCGCGTTTCCGGTGGGCGTGGGGGCCATTGCAGGCAGGCCGCCCGCTGGCAGCTTCGGGAAGTGCATGACGGCGACGACCGCTGCAAGGCTGAATCCAAGGGTCAAAAGAACGCGCTTGAGAGTCGGCCGCGACAAGACCGAGAGGGCCACGGCCGGATGTTTGCGGAGCTCCCGACTGAGCGCCTGTTTGCGCTGCGGCGCCGGGGCCGTCAGTGCCATCTGAATTCCCGTATTCAGAGCCAAACGACGATTGTGACGGACTGAGGCGGCTCTCGGTGTCCACTGTTGGATTTCACGCAGGGTAGGCATGTATTAATTTAGGTTAAGAATTTATTTAACCTTTAGGTACTTGCGGCTAATCCACTTGGCGTCCTGGCGGTAAATGCGAGACGCACGGGGCAGAGTACGCTTGGTCAGGGTCCCGATGGCGACCAGACGGCGCATCACGGACAGGGGTTTCTCACCCTTGCTGATACCCTTGGTCAGCGCCTTGTGTCGGTTGGTCATGGCCTCGACCGGGTGGTAACCGTACCGGGTGAGCATACCACCCTTGAGCGGGCCGATCACCTTCGTGGAGCGGCCGATCGCACCCACGTCGTAGGCGGGAACTGACGCGACGCGACGGGTCGTCGCCTTGCGCACGTACGAAAATGCGGGACGGCCTTTGGTCTTCCGGACGGTGATCTTCTTGTGAGAAATCTTCACGACGTGACTGGAGCGGATATGATGTTTCATTTTGAAATGTACAGAGAAATTTACTGAGACATGCCCTTCATGAATAACTTGAGCTTTTGCTCTTGACCCGCTGAAAAATCAAAAATGTCCAGGTCGCCTGAATTTAAATTCAAAATAGGAAAGTCGTAGGTGGCTCGAGAGCGCATCTGAGTCGCGATTATGACCATGGCGTAACTTTTCATATCCTTTATTTCCGGAATTTTGTTCCATTCAAACGCGAGAACTAGGACCTCATCCCGAGGGCGGCTCAGAAATGGCGCGCACGGGATGGCCTCGGCTGTGGCGCCATCTATGTAGTGCCAGCCGTCGTTCAATTTAGCTGAAGAAATGATAAACGGTATGGCCACGGTGGCGCACACGGCATCTACGACGTTCATATCAGGTGCCGAGTCCACTGAGAAATAGACAGTCTTGCATGTATTGACACAGTATGAAGACACGTGAATCTTAATCGGCCAAGACTCATAGAGTTCTTTGAAGGTTACCGTTCGTTTCCCCGTGAATTTTTCAACCATGTCCGAAAAGACTGTATGCAATTTTGAACTAGAAATGAGTCCCCACTCCTTGAGGAGACTTTTGATGCTAGGCTTCATCATCTGCTTTATAGGAACCGTAAGCGTAAAGTCGAGAACCTTTGTGGTGTCCCCCTTGGCGAGGGCGAACACAAAAGCTAATAGGGCCCCGGCCGACGCTCCTGAAATCTCTTCAAGTTCGTCGAGCCGGCCCGCCTGTTTTAGTTTGACCAAGGCTCCCAAAAAGGTGAAATACCCCATGGCACCTGGGCCAATGGCCAAGTACTTGACCATCCTTCTATTTTAAATCTAAATTAGGACACTGGGCCCGCCGCACTTAGTAGTACTGGGGGAACTGGGAACGCAGGGTCGCGAACACGATGGCGAACACCAGGGTGTGCACGCCCACGGCCGCACCAGACGTCTGACCGCTGCGGAAGATGCCGGCAGAGCCCGGAGGCAGAGTCAGCAGCACGCCTGGCGTCAGCAGCACGAACAGCATGGCCGGCACGAACAGGTCAGCCGTCGTCAGACTGAGGCCCAGCACGTACGTGGCGATCGCCCAATAAAGGAGAGCCAACACCACGGCGTGCACGGCAGCCTGGACCAGGAGGCCGGAGCCGGACGGCAGGGCCAGCAGCAGGCCTGGGCTGAGCACCGCGAACAGGAGGGCAGGGGCAAGAACCTTCGGACCGGTAATATCGATCATTTACAAGTAATCAATATAATTTTCAATCCAGGCGTAAAAGTTGTGGGGAGCGACGCGGTCTGAGATGATCGGCAAGTCTGAGATCGAGTTCCACATGACGGTCTGGACGTGGCCTGGATCTTCGTTCGTGTACCACTTCGTGGGTTCGAGAACGAGCTCTACAAACTGTGGATAACCCGCGCGGCACTTGATGTAATTCTGTTCCAGATAGTTCCTGAGGTGCATCCACCCATCCAGAATCTCCTGAGAGTACATGTCCTGCCAGTCTTCGGGATGGAGCTCGGGATCAAACTCATCCGAGCCTTCTGAATCATACGCCTGATCATACTGGTACGCGTCACGCGAGTACTCGTCATTCAGGCCCATTGTTCTTACTTTCATAGAGCTACAGGTCCTTAAGCCCCGTCACGGTCACGCCAGCGGACTCTTTGATCGGCGCCGCATCCAGAATCGCCTGGAAGGCCCCCTCAACCTGAGCATCATTTCCACCGAAAAATGACCCTAAGCCCTTCTTGATCACATCCTTGGTGATAGCCCCCTTGGTCTTTTTGAGTTTGAAATTAACCTTGACCTTCTCCTGGACACGGACGGTGTCAATCTCGTGTTGTTGCATATGGACGGTTACAAACTTGCGAAGATCCTTCTCGCGTTCATTCAGAACGCTGAGATCTTTGCGAGCTGCAAGAAGCTGGGCCTTGAGGGTGACCCACTCAGTCATTGCCGCTTTAAAATCCATTATGAAAGACGGCTACATTGTTTTTAAGTTACAGAGGCGCGCGCGACTTACTGGTATTCCGGGCTGATCTCGAACTTGGGACGCATGGTGTCGGGCGGGATCGTGCTGAGGTTAAAGATGGAAACAGGCGAACGAGGGTTCATCGGCTCCGAGCGGAACTGCTGGTTGGCGTTGCGCAGAACGCCGCCCAGGGTCTCCGGGTAGCCAATCTGGCTGCGCGGGTCCATGTAGTTCTGGCCGCTCAGAATCGCCTCGGGGCTGAACTGCCCGAAATCCTCGGTCTGAACAACCTCACGGGGAATGAGACCCGCCGAGCTCATGTCGCCGCCGGCCAGATACGGGCCCTCACCCTGGGGCACCTCACCGGCCGAGCGGCCGGAGTTGGCGGCGGCGTACTTGGCGTTGGACAGGCTCATGCCCGACACGGCCGCACCCGGTTGGGCGAAGCGGCTCTTCTGAGGGGCAACCAGGAGTAGGAGAATCACAGCCGCGAGAACCATGATAGCCAGGCCCTTGCGATCCATTTATTATAGCGTGCGAATAAAATTTAGTCCAAGTAGTCGGCTGGGTCGTCCTCCTCGGCCTCGGGCTCGTCCGAGAAAAGGTACTCCTTGGGGAAGTTCTGGGCCCGGGTGCCTGTACGGACGCGGACCTGGATCACGCGCCAGATGGGACCGAAGGACTTTTTCAGAAACCACAGACCGGCCAACTCGAAGACCACGTCGCACTGGGAACCAGCAGCCACGTCCTCGAGGGCCAGAGCGTTCTTCTGGCTGTCGAACGCCATAGTGACCACCTGACCCTTGACTGATGCGAGCGACGCACCGAGGACGCCGTCCGTTACGCTCTCCTGGAAGGCGTTGGCGATCGTCTCATCACTGAGCTCCTTGCCGAACCACTCCACCTTGGACTCCTTGGCCTTGGTCAGAAGCTCGATGTCGATGGCCTCGAACGCCGCCTGATCTTCGAGCTTGAAATTCACCGACTTGGACGCGAGACCGTCCTGGGCCACAACACCGTTCACCTGAAGGCGCTGACCAGAAATCTTCAGAAAGTAACGACCGTCCGGCAGCTTCTGGGGTTTGGCGTACTCCATTATAATACTAATACTAAAATCTTCTTTAATACTAGATGAACTCCTGCAGACAGGAGTTTCTGAACAAAGGATGTATGTGTTTGGCGGATCCGATGGATCCCCTGAAGACTATATGTGCATACATAAATCGGGAAAATGGTCTCGTGTACCCGTGTGATACTGGGTGCTGCG